GTAGGGGTAGGCGAGGTCGACGGTGACGCGCACCTCGACGGGCCCGGGCGTCGGCGCGGGGGCCGGGACCGGCGCGGGTGGTGCCGGCGGCGGGGGCGGCTGCATGAACCAGGGCGGGGCCCCGCCGGGGTCCGGCTGCGCGGGCAGCGGGGCGCCGGCGGGGATGATGCGGGTCGGGGTGATGGCGTCGCTCATCACGACCACCCCCACAGAGTGGCCACGGCGGCCGCGGCGACGATGACCGCGGCGGTGAAGCGGATCGCGGGGAGGACGTAGACGCCACGGGCGGTCGCCGGGGCGAGCGCGACGAGCGCGGCGCCGGCGGTGAGGGCGAGGGTGCCGAAGGCGAGCACGGCGAGGACGGCCATCAGTTGTAGCCGCCCTTCATCGGGTTCTTCTTGCGCTCGCGGCGGACGGCGGCGGCGACGGAGTCGCGGTTGGCGTCGGGGAGGATCGCGAGCACGCGGTTGATCGCGTCGTCGGTGCTCGTGGTGTTCGCGAGCTGTTCGCGGACGATCGCGGCCATGCTCGGCTGTTCGCGATCGGCGTTCGCCCTGTTCATCGGTGTGTTCGGGGTGAGCGTGCTCGGGGTGCTCGCCGGGGTGATCGGGGTGCTCGCGATCTGCTCGCTCGGCTGCTCGCGGGTGATCGGGGCCGGGGCGAACACGGGCCCGGCGGTGAGCGCGAGGGGGCTGTTCCGCTCGATCTTGGCGCGCTTCTCCATGCGCTCCAGGGCGATCTCGAAGTCGGTGTCGTCGCGGGCGAGGGTGATGCGGGCTTCGGCGCGGATGCGGGCGATCTCGGCGTCGGCGGCGCGGTTGATGCGGTCGCGTTCGGCGGCGTTGAGCCGGGCAGTGAACTCCGAGTCGCGCATGACCGCGTGGATCTCCGCTTCCTGCTCGGGGGTGAGCGCGGCCGGATCGCGGAGGGACGCGAGGGCGTAGGCCCACACGACTTTCCCGACGAGGACGACGAACGGCCCGGCGACGCCCTGGCCCCAGCTGCGCGCGTCGTACCCGTGGAGGGCGAGGAGGATCGCGACCCCCGCGGCGATGGCCCAGCCCGCCTCTGCGGGGCGGACCGTGGCCTTGCCGATGGTGATGGTGACGCCGCGGTACTCGGCCCACAGGACGGTGAGCCAGGCGATGTCTCCGGCGACGGCGACGGAGAGGCCGAACTCGCCGGCGTGCATGAGGTCGGTAATGGCGTAGGCGGACCAGATGAGGGAGAGCGCGGCGAGGAGGCTGGCGCCGATGAGGATGGGCGGGATGGACGGGACGCGGCGGCGCGTCTTGGCCATGATGCTGCTCCGGGTGGAGAGGGGCCGGGCCCGCGGGTGTGGGGTGGGTGCGGGCCCGGCCGGTCGGTGGGACGGTCAGGCAGCGTCGGGGCGGGGCAGGGCGCGGCAGACCGAGGCGTGGGCGTTCGCGTCGTTGCGGGAGTCGCTGGGCGTGGTCTCGTCGTAGCCCGCCCTGTTCATCCGGTGGTGCTTCTCGGCGCCGGTCTTGTCGCAGCCGGTGCAGCGCCACTCGAATCCGGCCTGCTGGAACGTCTTGGCCGGGGTGTGGGTGGTGGCGTAGTGGTGCACGGTCCAGGTGTGGCGGTACAGCTCGACGGTGGCTCCGCCGAGGGTGAGGAAGCGCATGACGGTGCCGGTGGGCCAGGGGGCGGTGAAGGCGGTGTTCTGCATGGTGGTGTCTCCTCAGCGGCCGTAGCGGGCGGGGGCGGTGTCGGCGCCGTTGTGGATCGGGTCGCGGCCGGTCTGCCAGGCGCGCTGCTCGGCGGCGCGGGCGTAGTCGAGGGCGTCCTGGGCGCGAGCGGTGTCGGCCATCTGGGCGCGCCGGAGGGCTTCGTCCTGCTGGGGGAGGTGGGTACGCTTCATTTCGACCTGCTCTCTGGGGTGACAGAGGGTGGGCAGGCCCCGGCCATGTGGCGTTCGCAGCGCCGGCCGGGGCCGCTTGCTTTGTGGGTGCTGCGTGCCCCGCCGCGGATTCGAACCGCGCGCCCGCTGGCACTGGGGGTGCCGGTGGGCTTGCCTATGCGGGGCGGGTAGATCACTCGTCGGGCTCGCTCCAGCACTCCGGGCAGTCCGCGTTGGCCTCGCCCTCGTGGTCCGGACACATCTCCCTGATCACCACGTCCTCGGGGTCCTCCCCCTCGGCGATGTACTCCGCCCGCCGCTGCTCCGCCTCCCGCACGCTGTACATCTGGGCCTCGAAGCAGCCTTCGTCGCTGAAGAGTCCGTACTCCGTCATGGCTTTCCTTCGGTGTGAGCGGTCAGTGGCTGGGGTGCTCGTTGTGGAGCAGCCGGATGTAGGCGATCGCCTCCCACTTCGTCGGGCACTCGGAGTCGGCCGAGTAGCGACCGGGGGCCGTGATCATCCACCGGGGGCCGGCGGGGAGGCCGGTCTCTCGCGGGTTGTCCGCCGGGCAGTTGTCGACGTGGTACGTGCCGTGGTTCGTGTCGACCTCGTAGCGGCCGAATCCGATACGCCTGGACCTGAACTGCATGTCTCCTCCTACGGCCTGCCACCTCAGCGCGGGCACCCCGTGCTGACGTCAACTAGCTTGGCCAATCCGCTTGGCCATTGTCAAGTCGCTTGGCCTATCTGCTTGGCTGATCGCGTGGCATGATGTGCCCATGGACACCACCGCCCTTGAAGCCGCCGCGAAGCGCTACCAGAAGGCCCAGGCCGCGCTGGACAAGGCGCGCGCCGAACTCCAGGCCGAGGCGGTGGCCGTGCTGCGCTCTACCGACGAGCGCGGTACTCAGGCCCGGATCGCCCGGATCACCGGATGGACGCGGGAGCAGATTCGGCAGATCAAGCTCAAGGCGGACGCGGCCGACGCTGCCGAGTAGCGAGTGCGCCCATGCCCCCACCCGTCTGGGTGGGGGCATCGTGCTGCCCGGGTGCGGCCGGGCGGGCCCCGGGTGAGGCTGGCGGTATGGCCAGCCTGCCGCGTGTCGTCGTATCCCCGCCGTCCCCGTCGGGCGGGCGCCGGGTGCGCGCGGACGGGACGATCCTCGGGCTGGCGTACAGCCTCACCGACCTCGTGGAGTTCCTCCGCCGGGCCGGCCTGGACATGGAACCCGAGGAAGCCGCCGAGTCGGCGCTGATCGAGTGGCGCGGCGGAGACGCGACCGTGTGGGGCCCGCCCCCGCCGTGACGCCGTCAGAATCCGCGCAGCCGCCTAGAGCGGTTCTCCTTCGGGGGGTCCAGCTCGTTGGCGGCGCGGATCGCGTCGTCCATGAGGTGCCGCTCGTTGCTTGAGCCGGAGGGGTTGACGCCCGCCCCCTTCAGGGCCTTGGCCAGGTCGCGCAGGAGCCGGGCCAGCCGTGGCTTGTCGTCCGCGTAGGTCATGCCGCTTCCTTCCGTCTGGGGACTGGGCATCGTAGTCAGGCCGCGACGATTCCGGCTTCGGTCCAGAGCACTCCGCAGCCCTGGCAGTGGGCGACCGGGGTGGTGCCGGCCCCGCCGTACACCTCGATCGTCCCGCCGCAGGGGCACGGCTCGGTCAGCGCGGCGACCTCGGCGGCGGTGTCGAGGGTGGTCTCGATCCGCTCCAGCGCCCCGGCGGCGACGCGCCGGATGCGGGCCCTGTGGGCGTCGCTGAGGGGCCGCCACGGGCCGGGGCGGCCTTCGACGAGGGCGCACAGCCACAGGGCGGCGTGGGGGGCGCTGCGGTGCCCGGTGTACCGCCAGCGGCGCCGGTCCGCGGCGTCCGCGTCGGCCAGCTGGTCGCGGCGGGCCCGGTCCGGCGCGGGCCAGGTGCGGGGTGCACGGCTCATCGCCGGCCGCTGGACCTCCGCCGCGGTCTGGTCGGCCAGCTCGACGAGGGCGGCCTCGACGGTGCGCATCGTCTCGTAGACGCGCAGGGACAGCGGGATGGGGCGCTCGCCGATCTGCGCGGGGTCGCGCTCCAGGAGTCGCAGGGCGGCGGTCTCTTCGCGGTCGTACTGCTCCAGGGTGCGGAGGTAGCTGCGCAGGCCGGTGCCGAATGCGCCGGTGATGGGCCTGTCGCCGAGGGCGTGGTGGAGGTCGGCCCAGTGGAGGGCGATTTGGCGGAGGGTCTGCGCGGTGGTGGTCACTGCTGGCTCCTGTGGTGCGGCGGTACGGTGGCCGGGTGTGTGGGGCGCGCCGTGGTCCTGGGGAGGTCTGGGCGCGCCCCACGGCCGTGCTCAGGGGGTGGCGGGGCCGGGGCAGAGGAGCGGGTACGTGATGTTGTGCGCGTACCGCTCGCAGGCGGGGCAGTCCTCGGCGTTGCCGCCGATGTGCTCAGGCGGGGGCCCGGCGTCCTGCTGGGTGGGCTCGTCGAGGGCGTCGAGGACACGGCGGCGAATGTCGTCCGGGCAGACGTGGTCGTGGCCGGGGTGGGGCTCGTCGCAGAGGTCGTCCACGGTGGCGCGGACGCGGTCGAGGGCGGCCTCGACGCACTCAGCGCGCTGCTGTTCGTCCCGCCACTGCCGGTTGCGCAGGCGGATCTGCACCCACAGGTTCTGTACCTGGGTGGGGTCGCCGCCCAGCTCCCGAATCCCTTCGCGCAGCGTGTCCAGCTCGGCCTGTAGCAGGTCGGCATGGAGCTTGGCGCGTGTCTGCCGCTTCAGGGCCTTCTCGGTGTCCTTGGCGCACGACCGGGCGAACTGCTTGGCGGCGTCCAGCTCGGCGCGGAGCCGGTCCAGCTCGCGGTGGAGGCGGTCCAGGTCGTCGTCGGTCATCTCGTCCAGCCGGGGCTGGCGGGACGGCGTGGGCGCGGTCACGAGTCCTCCAGGACGTATCCGGTGCGGCGGGCCCGGCCGGTGCGGGCGACGGGCGTCTGGTGCAGGGAGCTGACGAGGACCCAGCGGCCGCGCTTGTGGGTGTCCGCGTCGATGACCCACGCGCGGATGGCACCGGGGGTGTAGTGCTCGACGCGGATGCGGGGCCCGCCGCGGGGGTCGGCGGTGCGGTAGGTCTGGCCGGGGGCGATGGGCATGAGGTCGGGGACGACGTCGCGGATCGGGCGGGCGGGGATCACGGTCGGGTCCTCCAGTAGGCGCGGGTGAGGGTGTACAGGGCGGCGGTGGTGGCGCTGGTGGCCAGCCAGCAGCCGGCCACCGCCAGGACGTCGGTCACCGCGGGGGCTCGGCGCGGGCGAGACGCCGCTTGCACGCCGGGCAGGTGACCGGCGAGTCGGCCGGCAGCTGTCCCGGGCAGCGTGGGTGTTCCGGCCACCGTGGAGCCGGACGCGGTGCGGGAAGTCGACGGCCATCAGCGGGGCTCCTCGACGGTCCAGGTGGTCGTCTCGCGGACGACGCGGCGCTCCACCGGGCTGTCACCGGCGGGGTGGGGCCGGGTGGTCGGCGGCAGGAAGATCTCGACGGGCGTGCCGGTCGACTCCTGGACCGGCCGGGCGGCGAGCACCTCGTCCAGCAGCCGGGTCGCGTCCGTCGGGGTGAGGTGTTCGCTGCTGCTGAGCAACCGGTGGGCCAGGGCGTAGGCGGTCATCTGCATGGTGGTCTCCTGGTTGGTGGTGGATGCTGGGGGTGGGCCCGCCCCGATGACCCCGGGGCGGGCCCGTCTTGCGGGCGGGGCGGTGTGGAACCGGATCGGGTCAGGCGTTGGGGTGCTGGCCGCCCGCGTCGCGGAGCAGCCGCAGCAGGTGCTCGGTGCCGCCCGGTCCGATCTGGTTGGCGGCCGTCATCGCGTTGCGGGTCCAGTCGGCGAGCGGGGCGACGGCCTTGGCGGCGGTGTGGGCGGCGTCGGCGGTCTCGAAGCTGGCGAGGGCGGCGCCCTCGTGGTGGGCGAGGATCCAGCGGTACGGCGAGAGCGGGCTGACGCCGGCGGGGATCTCGTAGAGGTGGAGGCCGGGGACGGGTTCGGTCGCGTCGACGGTGATCTGGCTGGCCGAGGTGTCGAAGGTGTGGGTGACGGTCATCGGGTGTTCCCTTCGGGTGGGTGGTCAGGTGGGGGTGTGGCTGCCGGGGCA